AAATGGATGTCCGGTCCTGCGAAGCGCAAGGACCACCGCCGTGAGGCATACAGGTGAGCTGTGGAATCGGGTTCTAGACTTCTTCCGCGCTCCTCCGCAGCGCGCGTCAGGGGACGTGTGTTTCCTCTTGACAATCGACTACATGGAAGTCGGCCATCCAGCCCGCATCGCGGTCCCCACGTGTCAAACTGTCCAGCATCTTGCGACCGCTGAGGCCGAATAGCTTGCTGGCCACGCTCGTGATCTTAATGTTCCCGGTCTCGCCTACGGCCGTGATCCGGTTCTTCACGCGCGGTTTAAGTCCTGTAGCCAATGCACGCTGAGCCGTGTCAGCTCGCGTAGTCCCGAATCTCGCGCGGCGGAAGAAAACTACCTCGTAGCTCATCCCGCTCCAAATGCCGCGCCAGCCACTCGGCGTCAATCCGGTCCGTCTTGCGCCCCTTCAGCCCCCTCACATGCTGTGGGTTCATGAGCACCAGCCGGGAAAACGCACCCTCTAGAATGTTCCACACCGGGCGCCAATACTGCCCGGTCGACTCCATCACCACCTCCGTGACCTTACACTTCAGCAGCCAAGCCCGCAGCCGCTTCAGATCGCGCGTGAAGGTCCGGAAGCTCTCATGCTTCACCGACACCGTCCGTACGCCCTCCGGCGGTAGCACGCAGACGCAGAGGCTCTTTTTGTGTACATCGATGCCGCAACAACGGCGGTATCTTGGTTCCATGTTGTCCTCCTTGCCGCCGGGCGCAGGGACGCTGGTGCAGACTTTCGTCATTCCTACACGTGTTCACCGCCGGCGGGGGGACGACAATCGCTACTTCCGCTAAACGCCCCCCGGCCAGATTCACAGACGGACTCTCAGGTACCCTACGATGACCAGTCTTCGATGCGCTGGGCGACTCCTTTAGCTTCGCCCCCGGGGCGCACTTTTTCATCCCTGTTTTCATCCCTGCTACTGCGCGCCCGGTGGGCGCGCCCGGCGAATCACAGAGGATGTCCGAAAGATCGTAGATCTTTCGGACATCCTCAAGTCGGTCACAGATTTCAAAAAAAAGATATCTCTTTTGTTTTCTGATAGCTGCTTCTCATTTCCGCGACCGTTCTACAGGGCTATCCAGTAGCCTCGTGTGCGGATGAGGCCTGTCGCCGAGACAAGACCAGCAGAAGTTTTGAGTGAAGAGCTTTGTTGGTCACAGACTCATCTGCCTTCGCAAGCGCTTTTTCAAGGAGTGAATGCAAGGTTTAAGGGGTTCTCCGGATCTGTGGGATCTGGCAAAAGTGCAGCTCTTTGCTCAGAAGCTCTCCGGCAATGCTACATAAATGTCGGACGCCAAGGGATGCTCGCAGCTCCCACGTTCGCGATGCTAAGGGATGCCACTCTAGTTGCCCTGTTTCAGGCATTAGAAGAAAAAGACGTGGACTACGAATTTCGGAAGGCTGATGGTGAACTTACAATCCAAGGTCCGGAATGCGCGATCCTGCTCCGTTCGCTGGATGAGCCGGAAAGGTTACGCGGAACGAATCTAGCATGGTTTGGAATTGATGAGCTCTCCTATGCTCGTGAAGAAGCTTGGCTGAGACTAGAGGCGCGGTTAAGAGACCCGAAGGCCTCCAGATTGTGTGGCTTTGGGGTTTGGACACCACAGGGCCATGACTGGCTTTACAAACGATTCATACAAAGTCCGGTTGCTGGTTACGAATGTATCCGTGCTCAGCCTTTCGAGAATCGTTTTCTTTTGCTACAAACGCCCGATTACTATGAACGACTTGAACGAAGTTATGATCCAAAGTTCTACCGACAGGAAGTTCTGGGTGAATACCTCAATAGCAGAGCAGACCGAGTTTATCACTGTTTCAACTCCTCAGTTCACCAGGTTAGACACGATTACGATCCACTCCGGCCACTGATGTGGTCGCTGGATTTCAACGTTTCTCCGATGACGTCGTTGATAGCCCAACGAGAGAACGACAAGATCTTTGTCATCGACGAGATTGTGCTTGATAGAGCAACAACGGAAGAGGCGTGCCAAGAATTCGAGAATCGATATCGGGGGCATTCGACGGGACTGGAGATCTTCGGCGATGCGAGCGGTCGCAATAGGCACACGACCGGTCTCTCAGACTACTCTTTGCTTCAGGATTACTTATTTCGTGCAGGTTTTAGGAACGTGAAATTACGAGTTCCACAGAGCAATCCTGCCGTTCTTAATCGCGTACAGCGAGTAAATGCTCTGCTGACGAACGTGTTGGGTGAAGTGAGGCTTGAAGTATCTCCGAAATGTAAGGAGTTGATAAAGGATTTCGACGAAGTACTTTTCAAGGCTGATTCCGGAATAATCGACAAGGCTCGGGACCCCCGCCGCACTCACGCCTCGGACGCTCTCGGCTACTTAGTTTGGGAACTTTATGGGACGAAGTCCATAGCCGGCGAAAGAGATAAGAGGCTTTTCTAAACGTTGCGATACGGGACTACGGCAACGAGAGACACCAAAACCAGTTTACCTTGCGAGTTGACAAACACTAATGACTGAAATCGATCGAGAGCATCCTGACTTTAAACGTCACAAGCACATGTGGCACATGTATCGTGATCTATACGCCGGCGGTTACGCGTTCAAGCATCGAGCAGCGGAATACTTGTTGAGGCGACAAAAAGAACCACTCGATGTGTATGGAGAGAGACTCAACAGAACGTTCTACGAAAACTACATCGGTTCGGTGATTGACTGGTATGCATCGACACTATTTAGACGCGAACCCAGCCTGCAGTTCGACGGCGGCCTAATAGGGGCGAGGAAATTTCTGTCAGAGTTTGCCGATGACTGTGATCTAAGGGGAACCAATCTTTCGGGCTTTTTTCGGCAGTGTCTAATCGACTCACTGATTGTCGGTCGTAGTCATATTCTAATAGATTTTCCGCGAAGAGCGAATTCGCCTACTAACAGAGCTGAAGAAGACGCAACCGGCGCTTCGCGAGCCTACCTAGTTCGTTATCAGGCCGAGGACCTCATCAACTGGAGCGCAGATGACCGCGGCGAATATGAATGGATAGTATTGCGCCAATCCATCGAGCGACAACCCAATGTCGAGTCTCCTGACATAGTAAAAGAGACCTATTGGCATTACTACGACAAGTCGGAATATCGAACTTACAGGCGGTTGGAACGGAAAAACGGTCCGGCAAATATCGGGCTAATAGCGCAAGGCGCGCATGCGCTAGTACGACAAGGACGTGTGCCGTTAGTGACATTGCAGGTTAGCGATGGACTTTGGTTAATGAACAAAGCAGCGCACCTGCAACTTGAGCACTTCAATAAATCAAATGCCTTAGCCTGGGCGATAACAATGGGTCTGTTCGCCATGCCGGTAATCTACTCCGATCGCGAGTGGAATCAAATTGTTGGAGAAAGTTATTACATACAGCTTGGTCCGTCTGATCGGTTCGGTTGGACGGAACCGACCGGCAACGTCTTTCAGATAGCTGCGACCAATTTAGAAAGCCTAAAAGAAGAAATCTACCGCGTGTGCTATCTTTCTCAAGCCTCCGGCGAGATGATAGGTGGCCACGCTCAATCGGCCGCTAGCAAACAGCTTGATTTTACAATCACTCAAGAGGTGTTGCGGGCATATGGAACGAGCGTAAAAAATTCCATTCGGCGAGTTCTCTCCGCGGTTAGCGAAGCACGCCAAGATGGCGTAATAACAACTGTGTCTGGTCTCGACGAAGTGGATATGACTGACTTCGGCACGGAACTCCGGGATGCGCAAAATCTGCTCAACCTTGACATTCAATCGTCGACGATGAAGCGGCAGATTTGCCAGAGGCTGGCGCTGCGGTACTTGAGTGATACCAGGCAAGAGACAAAAGATCAGATTGCGCGCGAAATCGATGCGCAATTTGCGAATTAGATGGAGGAAATATATGCCAGATCATATTGATCTAACTGCGACTGTGACGCCGTCCGAAAAGGGTCCGCTCGGCAGTGACGATATACGAGGCCTGGTCCGCCAAGCCGTCGACGAATTTGTTCGCGCCGAGCAACAAAAAGCCGAACCTGCGTATAAGGCGGAACTGCAGGAGGAGCGAAAACGGCGAGAGAGCCTAGAACAGCGCTTAAATCAGCTGGTTGAAGAAAATCGCAAGGCTCGTGGCTTGGCAGAAGAGGCTGATCGAAACTCGCAAATTCGCACAGAATTACAGCGCCTCGGGGTCGCGAAAGTGGATCTCGCATTTCGGGCGATAAAGGATGAAATCGTTCGCACTGAAGACGGACGGCTACAATCCCGAAACGAGCGGAAACCAATGCTGGAGTATCTTGCAAACTTCGTTCAGGAAAACCCAGAGCTGCTGCCCGCAAGAATCGCAGGAGGAAGTGGTGCTCAGACAACGCCCCGGAGTTCGGTTCAGAATTCATCTGCAATCGAAATCGACAAAATAAAACCCGGAATGAGCAAAGAAGATCTCGACAGAGTGCGCGCCGAAATCTCGCGTTTAGCATCGCAGGCATTGAAAGGCGCCTAAGTAAGTTAGGCCGCAACTATTTGCCATCAGGCGCAAGCATAAGAAGTGGAGGAGAGGCGACATCGCAGATGTCGCTATTTTTTTTAGGAGATATATGGGAACAATTACATCTGCCAATCTGGCAAACGCGATCGTGAAGCTTGTTGCTGCCGACGCGCTACCAGCCCTTATGGGCAATATGGTGATGGGGAACTTGGTGAATCGGGACTACGAACCTGTCCTGGCTCATGCTGGCGACACAGTAAATGTGCCGATTCCTCCGGTCCTCGTTGCAAACAACATCGCGGAAGGCGGTACCGTAACACCGCAGAATCCGAGCTTGGGTAATGCCCAGATCGTTCTGAACACACATGCGGAAGCTACCTTTCAAATTCCAGACGTCACCAAAGCTCTAGCGTTTCCTGAGCTGTTGAAGGCCTACATGCAGCCAGCTGTAATCGCGATTGCCGAGCGGGTCGAGCGCGATCTTTTAGGGCTTTACGGTCAGTTCACCGCCAATGCGGCCGTAGGAACGGCTGGCACACCGATTACCGAGGCCACCATCGATGCTGCGGAGACCGCGCTGTTCTCGGCAATGGTTCCGCCGAGCGCACCTAAGCACTTGATTGTGGATTCAAACACATATTCACAGATTCGCCAGATTCCGCGTTTTAGCGAGTACTATTCAGCAGGCGAAGCGGGTCTCAAAGCATTGGTTGAGGGCAATGTGGGCAAGATGAAGGATTTCTTTATCTTCCGATCACAGTTTGTGCCCGTGACTGGCGCCTCGACACTAAATACGCACAACCTCGCATTTACCAAAGACGCAATCGGCCTGGTAGTTCGCCGACTTCCGCAGCCTCTCCCTGGGACGGGAGCGGTCGCGGAGTATGCCGACATGGGCAATTTCGGAATTCGCGTGGTTATGAGCTACCAACCCAATACACTTTCCCAGCAATTTACAGTCGACGTGCTTTACGGCTGTGGCGTGCTACGTAATAACTTCGCGGTTCAGGTTAATAGCTAGGATTCAAGACACCTTAGCAACAAAGGGAGCCACTATTAAGGCTCCCTTTCTAGTTTGGAGCAGAAAAGATGGACGTAAAACACTACTATCGGAAAATTCGGGAAATTGAAAACAGTTTGTCTGAGCCCTATGTGCTGGTCATCAGTTTGGAAACAGCGGATGGCGGCAAGGCCGGCGTCGCCTCTGAGGTGACTCGCTCTGTTGCAGCCAAATTGATTGTCGAGGGCCGCGCTGTCGTAGCCAATGACACTGAAAAAGAGACGTATCGTACCCGGCAAGCACAGGCGCAAAAGATTGCACATCAAAACGAGCTATCTCGGCGGGTTCAGGTAGCGATCATTGCGGATCCAACTCTTGATGTCGCCGATCCGACTAAGAAGAGCAACACGTCTTCAAGCACGAGAAAGTAGATAATCGCTATGGCTTTATTTACCGATATTGACATCGTCACGTTAGATGACTTGCTAGAGTTCGAAAGCTCATTGGTCCAAGTGTCGTCCAGTCACGGTATCGATGTTGAGACGAAAATAAAGCTTGCGACAGATGCGATAAGCGACAAGCTCATGCTTTGGTTGTTGAAAGTAGGAGCTTCAGATCCGCAATGGCTATCTCGACGAACTCTCGGCTTGTCAACGGTGGTAATGACACCTAGCCTTCATCGCTGGGCTTGCTTTGATTCACTCTCTCGATTTTTCGCGGAGGCGTACAACGTTCAGCTCAACACTCGGTTTCAATCTAAGTGGACGGAATATCAAGGGCAAGCTGCGGACGCCGCCGACATGGTCTTTCTTTCGGGTGTTGGAATCGTTTATCAGCCCTTGTCTCGACCGGAACTGCCGGCCGTATCGATCACGACCGGAAATAATCAGGGCCAACCATTCTTTTTGCAAACAGCGTGGGCGGACTCTTTTGGTAACGAAAGCGCACCAAGCCCCATCAATGCCATCATCCTACCGCCATCCTCAGGTCTAACGGTTACAACTAACCTGGTTGTGCCGCCTACTGCTATTGGCTGGAACCTCTATGCCAGCACTACGCAGGACGGTCTCGGGCGCCAAAATGTGAATCCAATTGCAATTGGGTCTGCCTGGCAGCTTCCTAATACTGGGCTTACGAGTGGGTCACCTCCGACGGGAGGTCAGCAACCTAATTTCTATATTCCGCTTTCCCGACAAATTCAGCGAGGCTAAAGTATGTTACCCCTCACAATTTTAGCGGTACAGAAGTTTTCAAACCTTCTTACTAATGGAAATGCGCTTCAGAGCCAGATCGAGTCGATCGCAACGGCAACAGTGACAAACGTTCCATCGATCGACCCTGCGCAGGTGGTTTTGAGCTCGGCCAGTCCCGACATAGGTGATCGGAACATTCAGCTAATGTACCCGCGCGTTTGCCTCTATACTACGGGCATCAAGAACGACCGAACTGAAAAATTCCGGTCGTTTTCCGGCACTGTGGGCGTGAGTTGTCAAATTTGGGCGAGCGCAAACATGGTCAGCGACACCGACCAATGGATTCACTATTACGTGGAAGCGATAACAAGTATTCTGCGGGAGAGCATGGGCGATTGGGGCGACGGCATATCCTTCTCGGGCGTGTACGACGTATCCTTTCAGCCGCCCAAACCCGGCGGACTGGGCTTTGTCGAGTCTGCAATAGTTACTTGTAGTCTGAGTGTCAGTAGGAACTGAGTATCCCGATGTCGACTTACATATCATCTAATGCAAATCGGTTTTATGTCGCTTTGGAGACCAGCTATGGACAAGCGCAAGCGATCACACCCATGAGCCGGTTTCCAGCGGTTAAATTGCACGTACAGCAAGTCTTGGAACGCAGCCGACGGCAAGACAAAACAGGTACGCGCACGTTTCTTGGATCGTCAAAGAATGCCCGTCGTCAAACAGCTTTTGAGACAAGAACATATCTGACCTCATGGAGTGGCCTAGAACAACCAAGGTACGGTCCTCTGGTTCAGTCGGCCCTCGGCGCCTCTCCCGAGATTAATAGCGGTTTGGCGGTCGCTGTTGTGTCCAGCTCCACTCAATTTCAAACGACGACGCCTCACGGCCTGCAAAATGGTTCGGCCATTTCCTACTCGAATGAAATACGGTTCGTGAACACCGTCGTTGATAGTTCCACGGTTGTGATTAACGCGCCATTCACGAGTATGCTATACCCCGGAAGTCTGCTGTCACCAGTCATTACCTATCGGCTCGCAACAAACTTGCCCAGCGTAAGCCTGTATGACTATTGGGATCCTGTGAGCTCCGTGAGTCGTATCGTAACGGGTGCGGCGGTGGACACACTGCAAGTTTCGGTTAACGGAGATTTCCACGAGCTGATTTTCAGCGGCCCTGCTGCTGATCTGCTGGACTCGAGTAGTTTTGTTTCCGGGATGGCTGGATTGGTCAATTATCCGACGGAGCCGATGCTGTCTGGATTTGATTATTCAATAGTGCCAGGACACCTCGGACAAGTGTGGCTTGGTAGTACGGCGAATCAATTCTTCACCTTGACGGAAGCCAGTATCGAGATAAAAAACAACATCAACGTTCGAAATCAAGAATATGGGTCGTCATATCCAACTTCGGTTTCGCCCGGTGTCAGGCAAGTCGCGGCTCAATTGACTCTTTTCGCTCAAGATGATTCACAAACGACGGCTCTCTACACGGCAGCAAAGCAGCGAAGCCCTGTACCAGCGATGCTACAGCTGGGATTGCAACAGGGTGAGATCATGGGGATTTTCTTGCCGAACGTGATGCCGGAGATACCAATTTACGACGACAGCGAAACGCGATTGCAGTGGCAGTTCAAAAATAACTTAGCGCAGGGAGTTGCGGACGATGAAGTCTTTATTGCTTTCGCCTGATTCAGTTGGATATTCGAGCGTACAGTGGTACGACAGCAAGAACTTGATTGGCGTGAAATATGCCATACGTCGCATCTCGCTTTTGCAGCGAATCGAATTGACCAGAGCAGTGCAGGAGTTAATGCACAACCATGAGTTCCTCCGCGCAGGAACGCAATCGGACCAGGTCGAGGCGAATTTAGCCGAGCTGCTTGTTCGTAAGCTATACATTGATTGGGGTCTTGCTGCCCTGGAAGGCTTGACCATTGACGGTCAGGAAGCAACCCCCGGCAGCTTGGTGGAATTGGGTCCGGAAGGCCTTGCCGAGGAGATCGCGGCCACCATTCGTGCACAGCTAGAACTTTCCGAGGAAGAAAGAAAAAACTTCTAATCGCATTCCATTTTCAATTTTCTGCGCCGGCCGCGTGGGGATGCGATAGTTGTCGAGCAAGCGGTCTTGTGAAAATCCGAAATTGCGCCTGGATACGTGAGGAGCAGGCGATTAAATCGGAGCGCGTTATATGGGCTCGTGCGGGAGTGGTTTCGTTCAACTGTCCTAAATCGATAATTTCGGCCAACAGCGTCTACTTCCTTGAGCATTTTAGGATCTGGAAGCAGCTTGGGAGCGGGACCCTGCTGTTTGTCGAGGCCAAAGTGGCCGACGCTATGCTCGTTTTGGAACAGGCATGGCAAATGGAGAATCGTCGTGGCTAATAGAAAGAATGACTTTTCAAATCTTGTACGTCAGGTATCTTCGTCGAGAGTCGGAGGACTCACGTTCGGGAAAACAGTCGGATTGACAAATCTGATCGGTAATAGCCAGAATGCTCAAAGCAAACGAGAGCTCATTACCGCACCGAATGATGTGGCTGCTGTTTCAATTGGTGCTAAGGTCAGTTCAGCCGGAATTCAGTTTGGGCGTCCTTCAAATAATAAGGCAGAGATCTCGCAGCCATCAAGCATTCTGACCAACCTACTGAAGCAGACGGTCCCCGGCGGCATTTCTGGCGCCCTCCCAGGAGGCGTGGCGAGCTTTGGCGGCATAGGAGGAATCGTCTCGGGGATCATGAATCTCTTCCACCACGCGAAGAGCGCTCCGCAACCGCTAGTCGAATTCCAACTTCCAACTCCAAGTGAACAGACGGCCTATGTCAGTACGGGCGGAGTACGACACCAACAGGATACGACTGAGGCGGCCGCCAAAACGTCAAGCTCCTCGCTAAACGGAATATACGGAACCAACAGCCAGACCGTGCAAGTTGGATCCGGCGGTGGGAACGCGCAATATCAAGGTGCCGAAATCGCGCGTGCGGTGAAAACCGCCCTGCTTAATTCTAGTTCGCTGGGCGATGTGATTGCGGAGATTTAGATGACCGTTTTTCCCAGACTAAGTTCCGGTGCGATTACGCAGTATCCCTCGACATTTGTTAAGGGGCAAGCGGTTCAAGTACTTCGTTTTCTGGACGGTTCCGACCAACGTTGCCTGCTGCAGGGAAACGCCCTGCGTAGCTGGCAAATCCGATTAGAACTGCTCAACGACGCAGAGATTCAGCAATTAGAGACATTCTTCGAGTCGCTTACCGGTGACTACGCCCTCTTTATCTTTCCCGATCCCATAACTGGAGAGAACGTCCTGAACTGCCGACTCGGTGCTCCTACGTTTATGAGCGACTACGTTATTACTAATGCCAACGCGACGGCGTTTTGGGTGCTTGAAACTAATGGCTGATTTGTATTTTCCGCAGTTGACGAGCGGAGCTCTGGCCCAGTATCCAATCCGCAAAACACGACTCGTCCGCACAATCAAAAACGTTCTTTCGGATGGAAGTATGATCCTGCTACCAGACCCACGGGCATCACGTCTGGTCTGGCAACTCAGCTATGTGGATTTATCTGCGGAAGACGCCAACTCCCTTCAAGGACACTTCAACGCTTGTTGCGGACGATATCGAGCTTTCACGTTCATCGATCCGACGGATAACATGCTAGCCTCAAGCTCAGATCTAGCGGGCGCGTCCTGGCAGATCTCGAATTCCATAACCATCACGTCGGGTGTAGCCGATCCGAATGGTGGTTTCAACGCCTTCACACTGACAAACAATGGTCAAGTTGATCAGCAGCTAACGCAGAGCTTGGCGGTCCCCGCTAACAATCAATACTGCTTTTCAATGTATGTGAGTTCATTAGGCGCTGGTGAGGTAATGGTCACGCGCCAAGGACTATCTGCATCGGAACAAGATCGATTTTCAACATCGCCCAATTGGAATCGGATCGTGGCGAGCGGACGATTGAACGATTCCTCGTCCGTCTTGAAGGTCGGCGTGACGCTTTCTCCCGGACAGGAAATCTCGTTATACGGTCCCCAAGTAGAGGGGCAAATTGCGCCTTCCGGTTACCGAGCCACGACAACTGCCGGCGGTGTCTACACGAATGCACATTGGGCAGTAGACGAACTCGTCATATCGGCAACAGCACCGAATCTTTTCGCGACATCCTTCAACATCGAAACGGGCATATAGACACAACATGAAAACCATTAACGAGGTCAAGCAGCTCGCGGAAGCCGACACACCACTTCTATTCTTCCAATGCGTACTACCTTCCGGTGACATTCAGTATTGGAGTACGCACACTCTACCGTTTAATGGTCAGCAATATACCGCGAGAATTTTAGCACACAACCTTTTTGATCTCCAGTTGTCCGCCGACGACGCAATGGATGGGATTACACAGTTATCTCTTAAGTTGGCCAACGCTGATTCTCAACTCTCGGAGCTGAATACCGTGGTCGGCTTCAAGGGTTCGCAGCTCACTGTTTATTTTGCGTTTGTGGATTTGTCGACGGGAATAATTACAACTGAGAGTACTGTCTTATTCAGAGGAATAGCGGGTGATCCGGACGAGATAGCAGAGGATTCGCTTTCAGTCAGTTTCACAAATCGGCTAAGCCTCCAGCGCATTCCCATTCCTGACGTTCGTATTCAACGCTCTTGTGCATGGAATTTTCCAGTCACGTTCGAACAGCGGCAAGAGGCGCTGCAAGGGGGTGCTAACGGCGCTTACTCTCGTTTCTACCGTTGCGGTTACTCGGCGGATGTATCAGGCGGCTGCGGGAATCTTAATGGCGGTCAAGCGTTCGACTCCTGTGACAAGTCTCGCGCACAATGCCAGCAGCGTGGGATGTTTGATGTTGATGACGCCGGCAATGCCACTCGACGGTTTGGTGGGTTCGAGTTTGTCCCTTCGGCAATCATGGTGCGAACGGCGGGAGATAAAACGTCGCACTTGTCTGCTTTAATAGAAAATTCTGCTAAATACAATGATCCTGTACCGATTGTCTATGGAACGGGATGGTTGAAAGCACCCGCTATCTTTGCGCGCAATGACGGCAACCTCACGCATATCGAGGTGCTATTGGGTATGGGGCCGATCGATGGTGTGCTCAAAGCGGTCGTGAACGACGTGGAAATCCCGCAGGCTGTTCCAGGGACCGACATGACTGCTACGGGTTGGTACACGGTGATTACGGGTGGCGGTCGGATTGGCAGCTTCAACTTGGACTTCACAGATTCCAGCGGTGTTCCGCTCGGAGATCCTTACGGGAGCTTGTCCGTTCTGTCGGTCGTCGTTCCGAATCGCATCAGCACTGGGACAACACTGCCGAATGTCGAAATATTGCTTCGAGGCCTCCAGCTCAACACCTATGCATCAGACCTTTCGGTAACCAAAACTTACTCCAACAATCCAGCCTGGGTCATTCTAGACATCCTTCAAAGATGTGGATGGGCCACCTCAGAGATCAACCTTCAAACGTTCATCGCGTCGGCCGAATTTTGCAATACCCTGATTAGTACAACCGATCTGAATGGCAACTCGCTGCAGGTACCGCGATATGCTTGCAATTTGATTCTCACGAAACGGCAGAGCGCCGCCACGGCCATTCGCGGAATCAGGGTCGCGTCAAGTCTAATGCTGCGATATGGTCCGACCGGACTTTTAGAGCTGCTGCCTGAAACGACTATTGCTACCCAACAGCCGACACTGCCGGACGGGGCGAATAGCTTGCAACCCGTGGCTGGTGGTTGGCCGGCATACGAATTCAGTGACTCTTCCGCGCCGTTTTCCGGAATCATGCGAAACACGAATGGATCTTCCTCCGTGCGTCTAACCAGCCGAAGCATCGCGGAAACATCCAACCGGCTGAGCATCGAATTTCAAGATGAATCAAATGAATATCAGCAAGATAGCTTGTCCCTGGTTGACTCTGACGATTCTGCATTGATCGGTTATGAAATCAGTAGTCAGTCGACGGCCTTAGGCGTCGCAAATTTCAGTCAAGCAACACGAGTTCTTCTGCGGCAGTTGGACAAATCGACGAAGGGCAACCTTTATATCGAATTTCAAACCAGCTTCCGCGCCTTGAAAGTGAGGCCGGGCGACATCATAGCAGTCACTTACCTGAAGGAAGGCCTCGTCCGAGCTTTGTTTCGCGTCGTCAAATTATCACCTTCGGTGAATTATCAGTCCGTTAGCGTGCTCGCCCAATTACATAAAGATGAGTGGTACAGCGATGATCCTGCAGTTTTGGGGGGCGCCGGGCGACAGCCATTAGCTCAGGTGCAGACGCCGCGACCGCTAGTGGGTGTAGTTAATCATGCATATCCTGTAGGCAATTTCGAATATTTTGATTTCTCTATTAGCGACGATGTTCAGGTCCAAGCTGACGGAAGTGCGACTGACGTCATTACCGTTGATTTCTCGCAACCAACGAGACCCAATGCGAACTGGTCGAGTTTGCCTCTGCTCAGTCTGGCACCTCAATACACCACGGATCGAGGATCACTTCCGGGCAATGCGCAGTTCTACTACGCAATAAGCGCTGTAGATTCTACCGGTAAAGAAGGCGCACTTTCGTTTACGGTTGCAGCGACGACGCCAGCTGGTTCCGATCAGAACACAGTAAGGATTGTCGGCATTAGCCTGCCTTTAGGCGCGCAGGGATTCAATGTATATCGAGGCTCAACACCACAGCTTCTTTACCGAATAGCGGAGGGTCAGCCGGTCTCGACGTTCTATGACGACACAGGAGCCATTGCGCTGGCGGCTGGTCCACCGGATGCTAGTTTCGACCATGCCAATTTCTATTATCGATACGAATATGCCGGTCCGTTCAATGCCACGATCGCCTCTGGACAGACGATTGCAAGTTCCGATATGGGGGCTACAACTCGAGCCTACGTGGGCATGGTCGCGCGCATCACGGAGGGGAGAGGCCGCGGTCAGGAGCGATCAATCATCGATAATGACGCGACGACGCTCACCCTAAGTCAGGTGTGGTTGATTCCTCCTGATAGTACAAGCATTTTCGTAATCGCGGAAGCATCCTGGACATTTGCAGCGGTATCCGCAACGTCTCCAGCCAAGTTTGAAGTGCCATATAGGCTTGGTACTGTTCTTCAGATCACCGGACGCGGCGCAAACGTATACGACCAAGAGGGTAGCCCAGAGCTTTGCCCAATTACCCGTTGGGCTCTTGGTCAGAGCCAAACGGACTCCGGAGTACCAGGCTTACCGAATTTCACGGTATCCGTACCGGGAGGAGGAGACCTGACGATCTCTCAAATCGGCTTTGACGACAGCACGAACACCTCTTCAATTTCGAGTGGGACAATGCAGATCCTATACTGGGACGAACTTGCGACTCCGAGCGCGTATGCGCTGGCAAGCCCACTTGATAGTAATACGAGTGAGCTAACTGTCGTTTCTGGTCAGTCTTCACAGGCTGGGACCACATTTCAGGTGGGAGATGTGTTACAAGTCGGGACGGAGTTAATGCAGGTCAGCTCGATCAATTCGGCAACAAACAGCTACGGAGTGGTACGCGGGATGATCGGCTCTCCGATTTCGTCGCATGATTCTGGAGAGCCTCTACTGCCTCTCAAAACATCGGTAATCGTAACGCCATTCGCAATCAATTTCTTTGCGAACCGCGCCTCCATCAACTATGTCCACACTGTTACGCTTCCCGACATCCGTGTTTGTGCGGTCGAATACTACGTTACAAATGCAATCGGAGACGGTCAAAGTCGGCAAGTATGTTATACAACGTTGACAGACGGCGGTTTGCGAACTTTATCCGGCGGGCAATTTTCATTACAAGTCGCTGGGTATCTGGCCACAGTGCAAAACGCCTCTCCTCCGCTCGTTATCGAGGCATCCCATGCAGTTCGTGACATTCGAGCTACAGTTTCCCAAGCACCGCAAGGTTACGGAATCAGCGTGGATCTTTACCAAGATGGCGCGTTCTACTGCAATGTGACCATCGCACCCGGAAATACGCAATCCGGATTGTACCCGACGAGCAGCTCCTATCCGGCGCCGTCGTTGTTGGACGGAGTCAATCTTCCACCTTTGCGCGAAGGCGCTAACTTGACCATGAACGTCACTCTCATTGAGCCAGACCTCAGTTTCCAGGGTGCTTCGAATCCGGGACGAGACCTTACTGTAACTGTGCGGCTGTAGAATCGCCGTACCGTCGATTTCTCGACGGATAAGATGGTCGGTTTATGATCTACGTTGCTACGGTCTCGTTAGTTGTCGTACTGCTCTGCGGTATGACAATCTACAAAGCTATACAAGTCCGTACGGAAACGGATTTTCTAGTCGCAGGCCGAACATTGACTTGGCCGGTGCTGGTCTTTACACTTTTGTCATCGTGGATTGGCGCGGGTAGCTTATTGGCGGGAGCTGAAAATGCGTATCGTCATGGATTAGTTGCGCTTTGGCAACCATTCGGCGGTTGGATCGGCCTGGTAATTATTTGGTTGATTGCCGGT